TGAGCGACCGCTACCGATAGTGATTTGTTAGTCGGCTCAGGTCTGGTTCCAGCATGCGCCAAATGGAATCTTTGGAGCAATTGCTGCATAGCCGTAGTAAAGAATGTCAATGGTTCCATCGCTCTGGATTGCTGTGCGCAATGTAAAGCGTGGTGACTCATACCATGTCCAAGCATCTGGATTGACAACAACCATTGAGAAATCTCCGGTTGATGTTGTTGGGCCAGCGTTGCCAATTGAGCGAGAAACAAAGAGATTAAGACCCGGTGAAACTACACCGCGCAATGAATCGCCTCTCACATTTCCGGCTGCATTTGATGGTTGCGCTGCGTTGTATAGCGGTGCGCCATTGTCGTTATAACCCATGATATTTGTCCATTGTCCAGGAGAAACAACGATGTTACGAGCAAAGCCGAGTGATGATGAATAAACAGCACCAGCAGCTTGAGATGTGTAAGCCAAGAATCCTGTTGCTGAGTTTGCATTAACACCAGTTTGCTGACCTGCACCAGCAATTGTGCCAACGGCAAATTCATCAGTTACTTTTGCGTAGGCAAACTCAAGATTAGCTAACAAGGCCGTTAGATATTCAGGCCGTGATCTATCAATGAGCTCGACAGTTGAGATTGCGCGACCTTTAAATGATTGTACGGGAACGCTTATAAATGTTGCAGAAAGGTTTGATTCTGTAACGGCTGCATTTTCCGCAATGTTTGCAACAGTTGGAACGGCTGTAACCTTTGGAATTTCAAATGTCATTCCTTCGCCCACAAGCGTTTCACGGCTTAGCGCATCAATCATTCCGCGATCAGCGTTAGCCAATGCATTAACAACCTGTGTGCTTTGTGGTGTTGGCACCATTCCGGGTGCTGTGCTTGTTGTGTTATCTGCTGCCTTTACATATTGGCGTGAATCTTCATCATGAAGAATTGTTGCCTTTAGATAGTGCTCAAGGTATGAAACCTTAGACACAATTGGTGATCGTGGTGCTGTGTAATAGGCAGGTCGTGATGCCTGCACAGCTTCAGCTGGAGCCTCTACCGGTTCAGCGGCAGGAGCGGTGTTTTCGGTAGTGTTATCCACTTTGTCTCCTTCATTTGGGTTTGTTGTCTCTGTAACTGTTTCAGTTTCAGAATCTTCTGATGCTGCTACCTCTGAAACACGAGCTGAGCGAACAGCTGGTTCGGTAACAAGCGCAACGCCTTTAAGTTGGCCATTCAAAACTTTCATTGTGCCATCCTTTTGCATTTCATAATTATCAACAGCTAGTTCAATGCTAAAACCATCGCGTAAGCCTTCCATTGCCTCTGTGAGCGCATCGGTGCCGGCTGTGGTGTTAGCAATCTTAAAAGTTGCTGTCATTTCTTTGTCATTGACACTCATGGCAATGCTTTTGCCAATTCTGCGTGTGTTGTCATGCTCAAGGTTTAAAAAAACATCTTGAGGCACAATTGATCCACGAGCAAATGTAACTTTGCCTGTGCTTGCATTTGCTTGTTCGTTAAATGCAACTATGCGACCGGTGATTGTCCTTGAATCCGAATCAGCTGCCGTGATTTCCATCGGTGTTGTTAGTTTCATGAGATCATGTCCTCCATCTGTCTAATTTCATCGGTAGTGATTGCTCCGATGTCAAACAAAATCTTGTAAATCTCTGCACGCTCTTTTTCTGAACCGCGTAGGTATGCCTTCAAATCAAATTCAACTCGCTGTGTTGATGGCGTGAAATCTGGCATTGAAAGCCGGCTGGTCAAGCTGTTCATCAACGGGAGCAGCGAAAAATCCAAAAGAGTTTGACGCGCCGTCTGGGCGTTTTGATAGGTCATGGATGATCCAGTCGGCGCATCAATAAAGTAAGCCGGAATTCCCACGGCGCGTGCAAGCTCGGTTGCAATTATTTCGCGTGCGGCGTTTAGGCCAATTTGCTCTGGTGTAAAGCCAACAGTTTCCATTGTGATGTCCGCATTAAGGAATGCCGTTCCGCGGTTTCTTCTTGCTGCCCCCCAAGCATCAAGCAATTTTGCAATTCGGTCAGCTGGCAATGCTGTGCCATTAGATTTTAAAACCATTGATGGCACAGGTTCGCGTGCATACATTGCAGCTGCTCGCTCGAGCTCTGCACCAGCACGAATTGTGCGACCGGCTCGATTTAACAAACCTTCATCATTGCCATAAAACACAACAAGCGATCCCACACCAGTATCTGGCACTTGCATTCCATCAACTGTGTAATACTCAATCTGCGTGCCTTTATCGTTTAAGAAAACACCAACACGATTGGGAGCAACGCGCCACATTTCTCTTACTCTAAATGTGTCGGCAAAAAGCGACATTACCTGAAAGTATGAAAATCCCGTGAATAATAAATCCTCGCACGCCCATACCCAACTAACAGCCCCCGGCACTCTACGATCCGGATCATCAATCACAATCGGTTGGTCAATAATTGTGCCGGTGGCCTTATCGCGCGTGATAAGCGGAATTGTTGCGATGGAATTACAAATCATGTTCCTAGCGCGAGCAATCGCTGGCACAGACATAGCTTCTTCGCGGGTTGCCAAATAATCAGCTCCACCAAATGGATAAAACGCATCTAGTGTTGGAGCTGGCCCAATTTGTGCAGCAACATCAGCACCGCGCGATGGCGCGATTGTTTCAATGGTGCGTTTGCGGTCAAATAATCCCATGCACCCATTTTCTCAAAATGTCAAGCATCAACCCACTAAAATGTCTATTTCCGTTTCTGGGCGTGTCGCAAAGTGCGTGCATAATGCGGCGGCCACCGCGGCGGCCACGGCCGTTCCGCTGGCACGCCTTCCAATAACCCACCCACCATCGCCTTTACGCAATCGCACAGCTGACAGCATTTGTTCAGTCAGCGTTGATTGATTCCGATGTTTTAACCGACCAGAATTGATGGCACCTAACAATTCATCGCATGCTTGCGGGTAAGCCGAATCCATGTCGTGGATTGGAATACCGGCTGGCACCATACGCGCCGCAATTGCCCCGGTCGTGCGCCGTGAGTAAAGCAAATACTCAATTGGATATTTGCGACAATAAGCCGCTGCATCATTTGCAATTGCCCGATCATCTAACTGTATTGTGTTTTCCCATGTGTGAAGCAGCTTTATCACAAAACTCTCTGATCCAAGCTTTTGGGCTCCCACTAATGCTGCATTTCTACGATCCGGTGAAATATCAATCGCCATCCATGTCAGCTTGTCAATATCAAGGTCAATTGTTTCGTCACCACATGCTTGCCATTCTTTGGCCCCAATAACGCTGGAGATTGTTTGAACCCAACGATTTAAAACCTCGGTTTGCACCACATCGGCAGGATCATTGAAAACGGCTCGGATATTGTCTGGGTGAATTGTTATGTTAAGTCCGGGATTTGCAAAAGCTGCGTTTTCTAGTGAAATTTCATCAGTCGGTGCCGACCATTCAAAATAACCCACATTATCGGGAGCACCACTAGCTGCCGCCAATCCGCGCTCGCGTAATTGGTTGAGCACAATGCTATGACTATCTCCGGCCGTGGAAAAGCAATTGACCTGTGGATTTTTGGCCGCCATCAATGTGTATCGCATTGCGGCAAATGTCTCCATGTCGTGCAGCTCTCGGATTTCATCCATGTGGATGCTTTCCGGTTTTGATAAACCTCTAGCTGCTGATCCACCAGCTTTGATGATAAAACGCGATCCTTCTAGCGTTTCAATCTCCTCAGCTCCATGTTGCCACCTAATGCGCTTGACCCGTTTAGCTAAATCATCATGGCTTTCAACAATCTGCACAATTGCCCGAAATTGCTCAAGCGATGTCACCAATCGGTGAGCAGTGGAAACCTGCAAACTTTCTTGCCAATGAAATAGACCCATCAAGATTCTGGCCATCATGTAAGTGCTTTTACCATTTTGGCGTGCGACTGTGGCTACCGAGATTGGATGATGGTAGCGGCCATCGGCTTTTATCTTGAGAGAATGCTCGGCCAGAAACTTTTGCCATGGCATAAAGCCGCCATCAATGATCTGGTCAGCAAAATCAATCAGCTCAAAGCCGCGTGTAGGCAAATCATTGAGCGGTGAGTGAATTCTAGGCTCTGTGACCGGTTCAAAAACCGATTGCAGCCTATCTGAGACGATTTCAACCGGCATGGGTTCAACTATGACCTGACCATCACTATTCATGGCTTTGGCTGTCGTTTTCGGGTACAAAGAAGCCCC